AGTTGAAAATAGAGAAAGTTAAAAACCAAGATATAGCAAAATTAATTAATGAGAAATATGGAAAAGGATATACTGCTAATTATATTAGTACAATTTTTAGACAGAAGATTATTGTGAGGATTAACGAAGCCGCGCAGTTACATTGGGACGTAATCGAAAATTGTTTCTATCCAGAGAACTTTAAAAAATGTACAAGTTGCGGCCGTGAGCTACTTTTAGATCCGAGGAATTTCGTAAGGAAATCGAGATCGAAAGACGGTTTCAATTCGAAGTGTAAAAGGTGTGAGAAGTTGGAGCGCCAAAAGAGGAAGAAATGATAGGGAAATTTAAAACAGAAAACATTGTTATGGAAATTTCAAAACTACAAGCTGAGGAATTTATTGGAGTTTGTAAGATTTTGGATGTGGACCTTATAGATGACAATGATGTGCCACGTTCTTTTATTGATATATGGGCAGAAGTTATAGTGAAAATTGAGAAGTTAAATCGGACAAGAAGAAAGAATTTATTACGTTTACTGCGCGCCGCCAACGAGGATAGGTAAGGGAGGATTGTATGGCTTTAAATCCGGTTATTAAAACAGCTTTTGACGAGAAGATTTGCGTTAAATGCGGCCGCAATTTAAATTCGAATAAATATTTAAGGACTAAGTCATTTCTATATCCAGATGAACATTTGGATATGTGTAACGATTGCGTTAATGAGGTTTTGGATGGAGAGAACTATAGCTGGGATAGTGTGGATAAACTTTGTCAATATTTGGATATTCCTTTTGTTCCTGAGAAATGGGAAGACATGAGGCTGTTAAATGATGACAGGGATGCAATTGTTGCTTATAATAGGCTTTTCTTTTCTGAGGAATATGAGGGTATTGGATGGAAGGATTATAATGAGGCTTATGAAGAGCTGAAAGAAGTAGGCGCGCTGTCAGAAGTTATTCCAATTCTAAAAGACCAAGAACGAGAAAAGTTACAGCAAAAATGGGGTTATAATTATGATGATGAAGCTCTGAGATATTTAGAGAATTTATATGATGGGCTTTTGCTTACTCAGAATATTAATGGCGCGCTGCAAGGTGATCAAGCTATTAAGATTTGTAAGATTTCTTATGAAATTGATTGCAGGATTCAAGAGGGCGCCGATTTTGATAAACTTTTAGCTTCTTATGATAAATTGGTAAAGACAGGTGAGTTTACTCCAAAGAATGTAAAAAATGCTAGTGACTTTGAGTCTATGGGCGAATTGTGCAGGTGGCTTGAAAAACGTGGGTTTGAAAACCAGTTTTATGATGGAGTTACTAGAGATGTAGTTGATGAGACTATTAAGAATATACAGAGTTGGAATCAGCGTTTATATACGAATGAGTCTGGTATAGGAGATGAGATTAATCAACGTATACAGGCTTTGAAGACGGCGGCCGAGCTGGAATCGTATTATGATGTTGATCCAAATATTGATGATTATGATGACTATGAAAATGAGGGATTTGAACAACTCTTTAAAGATGAGGATTTCAATCCTGATTTAGAGGGACAGCAATGATTGAGAAGAAAAAGAAGATTATTTTAAGTTCTCGTCAAAAGCTTTTAGAAAATAGTGATTTTATTGAACGTGCAGAGCGCGAGGGGATAGAGTTAGAGAAAGGAGCTGTTATTACGAACGAGTATCTCGAACGGAATCGCGCTGACTTAGAAAAATGGGTAAATTTCTTTACTGCTTACCCAGATATTTATTTGGATATTATACGGCCCGCAGATTCAGAATTTTCTCTTTTCTTTTATCAGCGCATGACTTTGCGGGCGCTCATGCGCTTTAAGGATGTGTTTATTACCGCACCTCGTGCGTTTTCAAAATCATTTATTACTATTCTAGCTTTCTTTCTACAGTGTATTTTCATACCTGGAAGGAAAGTATTTATTTGCGCTAATACTAAACAACAAGCTGCACAAATTACTAAAGAAAAGATTTATGAGATTTACGATTACTGGCCTTTACTTAAAAAAGAGGTTGTGGGATATGAGATTAAGGAGTATCCTGGTAATTTTGGTAAAGACTATGTGCAGATTAGATTTAGAAATGGTTCTGTTTTGGACGTTGTGCTTGCAGGAGATGCCGCACGTGGCGGCCGTAGGCACGGAGGCATGATTGATGAGATTAGAGATGGCGATGAAGAAGCTATTAACTCAGTAGTTATTCCGCTTGTAAACGTTTCAAGAAGATTGCCGAATAACGAGGTTAATCCGAGAGAACCAAATCAGCAAATTATTGCTACTACTTCCGCTGGAAGTAAAACTTCATTCTCTTATGAAAGATTGATTGATACTTTTGAAAATGCTATTATAGATCCGCAACATGCTTTTATGTTTGGATGCGATTGGCGACTGCCCGCTATGCACGGCTTAATTGATAGGCAATATATTAATAAATTGAAGATGAGTCCGTCTTACAATGCTGAAGCTTTTGCCACTGAATATTTAAGTTTGTGGCAAGGCAGTTCTGAAGAAGCATGGTTCTCTTATGAGAAGTTAACTAAGTATAGGAAATTAAAAAATCCGGAAACTCATGCAATTAATAGACCGGAATCTGAACAATTCTACTTAATATCAGTGGACGTAGGTCGTATTTCCGACCAAACCGCGGTTTGTGTGTTTAGGGTTAATATTTCTAAAGGAAAATTTTACTCTACTCTAGTAAACCTAATTGTCCTAGGACGAACTCCAGCTACTAAACCTTTTGCGGTACAGGCAGTAGATTTGAAAAAAATTATTGCCAAATTTAATCCGCGCGAGGTCGTAATTGATACGAATGGTTTAGGACTTGGACTCGCAGATGAGATGATTAAGCCACAATATGATGAAATGGGAAATATACTTCCGGCTTATGCTTTTAAGAACGATGACGTTTATAAGAAAATTCAGCCGAAAGATGCACCCCAAATTCTATATGGCATTAAAGCTAATGGACCGCTGAACTCAAAGATTCATGGTAATTGTTATGCGCGATTAACCAGTGGATTGGTAAGGTTTCTCATTAAAGAGCAGGATGCTAAGAGCGCGCTGTTAGCTACAAAAGTAGGACAGAAAATGACTGTAGAGCAGAGAGTAATAAGACTTATGCCGCACGAGATGACAACAAAATTATTTGAGGAAATGAGTAACTTGCGTCTTAAACGCACTGGGACTTCACTTGATATTGTCTTAGAACGAATTAATACCCGTTTTCCAAAGGATAAGTATTCATCTTTTTCTTATGGACTATGGAGAATTAAAGAGTTAGAAGAAGAGTATTATAGTAAGAAGCATCGCAGAGGACGTTTGGGGGGTCATAGTTTAGTTTTCTATACTGGAGGAAAGAATGGATAATCAAACAATAGATAAAAAACGATTAACTTCTTTTACCAATGCTTATAAAGAGATGATTGCTACTAATGAGCAATCATATCGGACTTCTTTTTCATGGGGATTTAGTAAAATTCGTGACAGAGTTAGGGAGTATACTCCAGAAGAAGTACAAAGAATTATCGAATCTGGTGATGTGGATGCACAGATTAGATTATCCCGTAACTATTATAGCTTAGATGGATTTTATAAGAGGATCATTCTTCATTATGCTACAATTTTAAAGTACATTGGTTTATTAATTCCTAATCCAGGTTTTGGTAAAGATCTCTCCGAACAATATGTACAGAAAAAATATTTTGGCGCAATGGAGTTTTTAGATACTAATAAAATCCCAGCTTTATGCGAACATATTACTTTTCGTGCTGTGCGCGATGGTTGTTATTACGGGATTTTGTTACCAGTAGATAAGAAAAGAATTGTTCTTTTGGATTTACCTACAATGTATTGTACTTCTCGTTTTAAAGATAAAATGGGAAATGATATTATTGAATTTGATGTCACCTATTTTGATACTATTTTTGATGAAGAAGCTAGAAAGGGCGCGTTAAGAGTTTATCCTAACGTTATTACTAATTGGTATAGGCGTTATAAGAATAATAAGGTTAAAAGTAAATGGGTATATATTCCGGCGGCGGTCGGTGTATGCTTACCATTTCTCGATGGAAAACCATCTTTCTTAAATGTAATTCCTGCTGTCATGGAATATGAAAAAGCGAAGGATACAGATAGAGAAAGAGACTTAGAAGAAATTAGGAAAATTATAGTTCAAAAAATACCTCATTTACAAGATGGCGGTCTATTGTTTGAACCAGATGAAGCTGCGGAAATTCATAAGGGTACGGTTAAGATGATGAGGGGTAATCCGAATGTAAGTGTCTTAACGACTTATGCTGACGTAGATGCTATTGTATCTAAAACAACTAATGACAGCACAACCGCATCTCTCCAAGCTGCATTAAATAATATTTATTCTGAATCAGGTACAAGTAGCAATTTATTTGGTACAGATTCTAACCTCGCGCTAGAAACGTCATTAAATAATGATTTGGCATTAATGATGACGTTTGCTCATAAGCTAGAAGAGCTTATAACGTACATAATTAACGAGAATTATTCTAATTCGAATATTAGTTTTAAATATACTATTTTACCTATTACTTATTACAATGTTAGTAAGTATATAGATACGACTTTTAAATTAGCTCAGTCTGGATATAGTCTCCTATTACCGGCGCTTGCGACGGGAATGTCCCAAAAGGAATTTACTAATGTTAAAGACTTGGAAAATAATTTATTAGATTTAAAAGACAAACTTATCCCACTTAGTTCTTCTTATACTGAGACTGGTAATGGAACTGGACAGGTCGGTAGACCAAAGAAAAGTTTAGATGAAATGAGTGATAAGACAGCGGCTAATCAAGAGTCATTAGATAAGGGAGGTTCTTCAAAGAATGGCGGTGAATAAAGATGTAATATCTAAGTTCTCTGTTGTTGTTTATGGGGATGTTACTCAATATAATGATGTTCTTTCAAAAGCTAGATGCCGCATTTTCTATAAGGGTGCTAATAGAAACGGCACTTTTATAACGGATGAATTTGCAGCATCGTTGGTTGAATCTTTACCATATGTTCCTATTAAAGGAATTTATGACAATATGAAGGATGACTTTACAGATCATGGTAGAGAAAGATATGAAGGACGCATTTATGGAATAGTCCCAGAGAATCCTAATTTCGCTTGGGAGACTCATTTAGATGAGGACGGAGTTGAAAGAAACTATGCTTGTGTAGATGTTCTTTTATTTACTGGTATTTATCAGAAAGAGGCTCTGCAAATTGTTGGAAAATCTCAGTCAATGGAACTTTATAGAGATTCCATTGAAGGAGACTGGCAATTTATAAATGGACAAAAGTATTTTGTTTTCACAAAAGGATGCTTCTTAGGACTCCAAGCCTTAGGAAATGATGTTGAGCCTTGCTTTGAAGGCGCAGCGTTTTATAGTTTATTTGAGTCTTTACAAGACCTATTAGATCAGGTTAAAGAATTTGATCTAAAAGAGAAAAAAGACAAAGGAGGAAAAGAAATGGCAATTGAGACATTCAAAATTTCTGATGATCAGAAATATAATATGATTTGGTCACTTCTGAATCCTAGTTTTAATGATGAAGGCGGCTGGGTCATGGGCTATAGTATTTGTAGCGTTTATGATGCTTATGCTTTAACTTTTAATATAGCAGAACAGAAATATGAGCGCGTATACTATACGAAAGATGACGCAACTGATTCATTAGAACTTGGCGAAAGAGAAGTAGCTTATATCGTTGATATTAATGAAGCAGAAAAGGTGGCGCTGACTAACCTTAGAGTTATGAACGGCGAAACTTTTGAAAATGTTGATGAAAAATTTGGTCAGATTGAAACTTTAGAACAAGAAAAAATTGAATTTAATCAGAAAATTGATGAGCAGACGGCAACTATTGCTACTTTAACACAGGAAAAAGAAGATCTTGGTGCTGAATTAGAGCAAGCTAAAACTTCTTTCACTGAAGCTTCTGAAGAAAATGCCAATCTGACAAAAGAACTGGAAGGACTGAAAGATTTCAAACATCAAGTTGAAGTCAACGAAAAGAATGAAGTAATTGATGCTTACGTTGAACAGCTGGATGCAGAAGTTCTGAACGGTTATAGAGAAAGAATTGATGAGTTTACTCAAGAAGAGTTAGGAAAAGAGTTAGCTTATGCTTTAGTTAAATCTAAACCATCTCTTTTCAATAATAATCCTGGGAATGACTTCGTTCCAAAAGATGTTACTCCAACAGGAATTGAAGCTATTCTTAGTAAGTATAAGAAATAATTTATGGAGGAATAATTATGGCTTTCAAAAGAATGGTAATTGACGGCTTTGGTCAATTAGAATTAAATCAAGTAGCCTTCCGTAGAGATGGACGTGTTGAAGCTCAGTGCGCACTTGATGCTACTGACTTTGCAGATGTTCCTGCTGAAAACGGAATGTTACTTGCTGTAGACAGAGTCAACAGAACTGTTAAGTTCCCTGTAGCTGATTCTGATCTGCCAATCGCTCTGAATTATACTACAGAGCATATGTATGATGAAAGAGCTAACGCTCTGAAAGATTTCGCTCTGAAGAGAGGAACATTCCTGCCTAGACTGGGCTATCTGTCAGTAGGCGAACTGTTTACAACTAACTGTGTTGGTTATGATAGTGAAGAATTTGCTAATGATGCCGCTCTTATCGCTAAGTTAGAAAAGATTGGTGCTGCAACATCACCTGCTACTATTTATGGTGGCGTTAGTGAAGCTGGTGCAATTGCACTTAGTGAAACTGCACCAAGTGAAGGTCCGGTTCTTCTGGCGGTTGAGTATACAACAATGCCTGATGGTACTCCAGGAATTAAGTTCCAGGTACTGAGCGCATAATTTAAGGGAGGAAATAGATATGACTTTACAAGAACTCAAAGAATTAGCTGTATATGCAGCAAAGAATGAGGCTCCATCTAATTTCTCTGTAGATAATGTGGATGAGGCACTTGTTGATGGACTGAGAGAACTTGCTGGTTCTGTAAATCAGTTCATGAAGAACAGATATGACATTTATGAAATCGTTATTAAGGCTGCTGATGAAGTTGTTCCTAACAAAGTCATCGATGCAGTAGGAATCTTTGCTGAAGTACAGCAAGTTCCACAAGGACAGAAAGCGATTTTCAGAACTAAACTCGGAAAGGCTAGAGCAAGAAAATTCTTAACTCAGGTTGGTCTTTCTGGTGTGTATGAAAGCTTCAGATTGGATCATGGTAGCTTCGAAGTAAGCGCTCATGCAATCGGTGGAGCTTGCTCAATTGATTTTGAAAGAATGCTTGATGGCGCAGAAAATATGGCTGAACTCGTTAGTCTGTTAACTGAGTTCCAGACAGATGCAGTTTATCAAGAAGTTCAACGTGCTCTGCGCGCAGCTGTAGATCAGAATGGTGTGCCTGCAAATAACAGAGCCAATGTTACTACTGGTAATGTTTTTGATCCTCAAGAAATGCTGAAACTTATCTCAACTGTTAGGGCTTATGGTTCTGGCGCAGTTATCTTTGCACCTCCTGAGTTCATCGCTGAGATGGGCGCTGATGCCATCGTTCCTGTAGGAGCTAACTATCAGGGAGTTTATCATCCACAAGATATCGATGCTATTCACAATACTGGATACATTAATATCTTTAGAGGAACTCCAATTATTCAGATTCCACAATCATTTGTTGATGAGAATAACGTAGAGACTTGGATTGATCCACAGCTTGCTTACGTTCTGCCAACTGGTGGAGAAAGAGTTGTTAAGGTTGTCTTCGAAGGAAATACTCAGGTTTGGGATTTCGTTAATGCTGATCAATCTATGGAAATTCACACTTATAGAAAACTTGGTACAGCTATTCTTGCTTATCATAACTGGGGTATCTACAGAAACGAAAGTATCACTCAGACTTATAAGGAAATGTATCCTAACGTATAATAAGTGTTATATTAGGGGAGGGGTATTCCCCTCCCTATAGTTTTTTTTAAGGAGTAAAAAGGAGTAAAAAAAATGGATAAGAAAGTTAAGGTTAAAAGTTTAGTTTCGCATAAGGTTCTTTTAAGTGTTCCAGAACTTAGATTAAGAAGAGTCTGGGAAAAGAAAAATGCAGTTATGACGATTCCGTTTGATCAATTGGAAGAGGCTATGTATAGTCCTGGAGTGGAAAATTTATTTAGAGAAGGGATTCTTGGTATTGATGATATGGAAGTCAAAATTGCTTTAGGATTGGAAGAAGAAGATGCAACTGAGCCAACTAATATTATTATATTAAGTGACCAAGAATTAAAACGCTATTTAACTGTATTGCCAACTTTTGAATTTAAAAATAAGATTAAAGATTTACCAAGACAGCAAATTATAGAATTAGCAAATTATGCTATTAC